TTATTTTTGAAATATTTCCATTGTTATCATAACGGTTGAAAGATAGTTGAACTTTTCTTTTTTCTACTTTATAAGCTGGCGAGTACTTGTTTTTATTGCAAGCCATCGCAGCAAGACCAGAACTTATAGTAGCATCATGCTTTGTTCTGTTATTGATATTAAATCTAGCCCAGTCTTCTAATGTTCTCTGCAAATACATTTGACCATAACCTTCACCTGTAAAACCAACATAATCCTCTATATATGTTTCTATAGATGCAGCATGTGCTTGCTTTATGTCTTCACTAGAGTTTGGTATTCCTCCTATTTCTCTCTCAGTGACTGAAAGTTTGTTATATAACTTATCAGGTCTATTAATAGAGAAGTTTCTATAACCTCTTCTTTTCAAATAGTACAACAACCTGGGTTTATTATTCTCAGCCAGTATAGGCATACCATAAAAATGCAAAGCCATAAGTACATCTTCAAAAAATATCTCAGCTGTTTGAGGTCTAGCTATATATTCTAGGAAAAACATATTAGATGGAGCATTGTCCATATTAAACTTAGTTAAACCATGTAAAGCTCCATTAGATCCTCTTTTATCAACTGTACCTGATATATCGTAACTGTCACACCCAAAGGCACCTATATGTTCGTTGCCAGGGTATTTAAGCCCGTTTTTTACTATAACATTATTTTGTAGGTTGGCTGATGGAACCCATGAAACATAAAACCTACCATTGCTATTTGGCTTAAACTCAACTAAGGTGTCTTTAACATCACCTCTCCAGTGAAAACTACCTCTAGTCACTAGACTTTTGTTTTTAACCTCTTCGTTATAATCTATTTGCTCGTATATCTTAGTTAGGTTGTATAGAGATAATTTAGCTTCATCTCTAAAGGCGTGTTTTTCAGTTCTTGGAAATTGTCTGTAATATTCGTTTAAACCGTCTTGGTCGTTCTTTAAACCTTCAACTTCGTTTTCCCAATGCTGTATAACACCTGTCTTTATTAATTCATTACTCGGATCAAAGGTTTCCTCACTTGGCGCATCGAATACAGGTACTCCATAAGCGTCGATGAATCCTTCGTAATTCCATTCCATAGGTATGAACAAACTATATAATCCTGAGCTAGTCTGTCCGTTGCGGTTTCTCTCCCTGACATCTGAAGCATAGTATAATTTTTTAAAATTAGAGCCACCCTTGTCTAAAGCATTTGATGTTGAACCCATCATACACTTACCTACGATCTTAGAACCTAATCGTAAACAAGTTTTTGTAACTCTCCAGTTATTTAGTATATTTGTAGGTCTTTCCCATTTACCACTTTCATCGTGGATTAATAGTTTTAATTTTTCCCCGTCGTACGAGTTATCACCCGTGTTTTTCCAGTCGATCGTGGTATCGAGACCCTGCCTCTCTTCGGAAGCAATACCTTCGTCGAGTTTTTTACGGGTAAGTTTCGAGGCTGGGACCCTATAGGCGAGTTCCGTCTTCGGCCTGTCCATACCGTCCTGGATTGGTTTGAAGAAGAAGGGATAATTAACCGAGATGGGTACCACTTTATCAGTAAACATCTTTTTCGCATCTGGACCAGACTTTGATAAAATTCCGAATCTGGAGTCTGTGGATATTGTAGCTTGATTAACCGTTTCGCCTGAGGCCATGAAAGAAAACCCTGACCGTCTGTTCTTAAGATAGCACATTCCGTAACAACGTACATCTGATTTACAAGCTTCCCAGAATATAAAGAATAATCTGTTTGATTCCCTAAAGTCTGGCTGCCCAACATCAATTTTGGACCACTGCAAGAACATATAGTGAGTGCCAGTAATATAAGTAGGCTTGTCTTTGTTATAAAACCAAAAACCTTCTTCACGCCTTTTAAACTCTGTGTCAATATAGTCATACCATTTTTCTTTAAATTCAACGGGATATTCATCCCAATCAAAAACTGATTTAATTTTTTTAAGATCTTTAGGATACTGCTGGTACTCCCATTTATTAGATTTAAACTTTGTTACATTTTCTTTTTTTGGTAAACCTATAATTAACCCTTGTATGTTGTATATTTCTCCAACTTCACCAGTTTTACTTATAACAATAAGATCATGCTCTTTATTGTATCCGTACTTCCATTTTTTATACCTATTAAGTCTATTTAATACTTTAGGTTTAACGTAGTCTTTAACTACAGAGTATAAAGTTTGTTCGTACATTATCTTGATCTTCCTTCAGCAAATCCTTTAAAAGCTTTTTCTTCTTTAACTTCTTTAGGATTTTCATTTAATAATGCTTCCTCTGTTTCAATTCTATTAAGTATTTCAAAAGCGTCAAATATAGCTAACTTTTTTGTCGCCGCTGCGTTTTTTAATCTATCAGCAGTTATGTCATCACCTGAATCAACTATAGCTTCTTTAGCTACTTTAATTAATTCCTCAACTGCTTTTTGCCCAGCTTGGATTATACTCAGCTTCGTTTTCTTGGTGTTCATACTTAATTACAATATCATTAGATTTCATACAATAAACTCTTTGATTATCTATAATAAAATCCCATTCACTGTTTGGTGTAAATCCAACTACGTCTCCTGGGCTTATTTTAAGCGCTTTTAAGGAGCTATTACCGTATTTTAGTATACCAACAAGCTTTTGTTCTTTATCTAGACTTAAAGATTGTTTATTTTTCAAAGGCATTACAAAGCATCTGTCGCCAAATGATTTCCAATCTCCTGTATTTTTATACAAATATATTTGATCTACAGCACAAAAATATAAGCCATCTTTAAAATATGATCTACTATTTTTCTTTACACCTTTCATGTCATAGAACACTCTAAAAACGTTTTGATGTACTACTATTATATCTCCTTTTTTTATATTTGTTTTAAAAGCTTTTGGAGTTTCAATAACAACAGCTAAGTTGTTAACAGCTTTCCAGTTCTCTATTTTAGTATTTAAAACTAAAGTTTTGTCTCCAATCTTTATTTCGTTTTCATATCTATCCCCAAGAGGCTTGACAATAAAATCGTATAGACTTTTCATTAATATTCTAAATCATACTCAACGGATATTGCCATGTTAGAATTAAATTTCTTCCATGGCATAATCTCGTTTTCTTTCTTTATGAATATACTGTAAGAGCTAGTTTCTTGATTATACAATATTGCTGATATAGTATGGCCACCATAAACTTGTTGACCAACAGCATAATGCATTGCATCATTTTTATAATCAGAACCTATACTTATCTTTCTTACAACTGAATCCATTACTCTACAACTTCAAGATCTTTAGCTTCTTTTTCTACTTCAGTGTAACTACCGTCAGCTAAATTTATATTTATTTGACCATACTCTTTTTCTAGTTCAACTTTTATTTCTTGCATTTCTTTACCCGCTTCTGCGTTGGCAAAAATTAAGTCTTGTTTTCTAGCTTCTAAATAACCCACGTCTAATAATATAGCGTTGATTTTCTGTTGAATCTCTTTAATTGATTCTAATTGTTTTTCTGTAATCTTTTTTTCTTTTGACATTTTATTAAATTTAATTGTTTATACATAATATATAGTTACGTATATATTTACTATTTACACTTTATCTTAATGCTACCATACCTGTAGCTGCTGATGTGTTTAAAACATAATCAACCGACACTGGTAATACAGTTCCAGCTGGCACAGCTGTGAAAGTTATTTTTTGAGCAGCTGTTGGCAATGAGTCAACAACATTTATTCTAAATTGACCACCACTTCCACCAGCAATTGTTATTATATCACCTTGTCTGTATCCAGTTCCCGCGGCGGCTATTGCGCCTACTGTAATAACTCCTCCAACAACTGTTGTAGTTACTGTTAGTCCAGTACCTAGGCCACTAGCTGACGTAGTAGCTTGTCCAGCCCCAGCCGTGTAACCTGTTCCTCCTGAAATTAAACTTAAAGAAATAACAACTCCTTGCACACCAACCGTGTCTGCTAGTATAACGTCTATTGCTCCTCCTGATCCAGAATATATCTGAGAACCATTTAAGTTAGTTCCTACAACTCCTGATTGATTTAAAAAAGGCCATTGAGAAGCTGGCTGAATATTAGCGCTTCCGGTTATAGCTAAAGCTTTACCAAACGCTCCAGCATCTATTGCTTGTGATCCCATATTTTACTTATTTGTTTATTTGTTTTTATTGAATAGTGGCCCTAGTTTGTCCACAATTTTTTCACCACTTCTACCTATAACATAACCTCCAATACCTATTTCTAGTAGTTGCCAGAATTGAGGCTCTAATGTAGGTGTTATTAAATGTACAGATAACTGTGATATAAATTTTGTATATATTATTATGAAGCCAAACGAAAGCATAAGTATAGGTCTCCAACTTCTTTGCAGCCAATTGCCATTAGCTTCAGCTACAATAATTTCTGTTTGCATTTTTTGAAGCTCTAACTGAGCATCTTGTAACACTTTAAATATTGCATTTCTAGCATTAAGTCTTTCTTCTTCGCTAGTGAATAGGTTGTCAACCACATCACCAACTTGTTTGAACACTTTGGTACTGAAAAATTCTAATATTTTTTTCACTATTTTTTAGCTTTTTTTCTTGACTTAATTAATTCTTGTCTAGCGAACTTTTTATCGTTTTTTCTTTTTTCAAATGTTTCGATGTTTTGTAAATGCTGCTCGAACTTATTTTCTCCAAGACTGTATGGATTAGCTCCTTTGTAAAAATTTGATTTCATGAGTTGATTCTCTCTTGCTGTGATCTTTCTAGACGTAGCTATATTAGGCTTACCTGACATCGTATTTTTTGGAGATTCCGTATACGACTGACTAAACTTAGGTGTTTCGCCAGCTGCTGTTCTCCCGTATGTACTGTGCCCACCAAAATTCATGTTATGTGCATTTGATCCATAGGTAAAACTACCGTAATCTTTATCTATAGATGGTTTTTTGCTTAAATCAATTCTAGGTTTAGGTGTGCTTGTTGAAACTGGCTTTATACCCGCTGGCTTGCTTCCACCATACGAATAAGTTGTTGTTCTAGAGCCTGATTTACCAGCATTAAACTTTTTTGCAGCTGCTACGTCTCCACCTTCTTTTGCGAACTCTTTATAACTTTTGCTAGTTTTTTTACCATTTGACGAAAAAGGTTGAGTTACAGTAACTGTAGTTCTACCGCTTTGGTCCGTGGTAGAGCTCTTTTTCATGTCTCCGTATTTTACGTTACTTGGTTTTGGATCTTTTGGATCCGGATCTGGCATAGTTATTGGTGATGCCGGTATAAATCTTTGTATTTTAAATGCCATAATTTATTTATTAAGAATTACTTTTACGCTTAGCTCTTGCGTCTAACCTATCCGCTTTACGTTTTAACTGTGCTTTATAATCTGGGTTTTTAGATTTTTTAGCTTTTGCTAATGCTGCCTCAGATTTAGACTTAGCTTTGTTAGCTCTCATCTGTGATTTAGATACTCCAGCTGCTTTGTCTGCTTTCTTTCTTTTTCTTATAGCTTTTTTAGAATTGTCTTTAGCTTTTACAGTAGGTTTTTTACTAACATTTACATCAGAAGCTTTAGGTGCTTCAATGGTACTTTCTATCTTCTTAGCTTTTGGCGCTTGTATTGTTTTAGCTTTTGCTCTAGTTCTTGGCGGGGTTTTAGTGTTTGAGGTAGTTGTTTTTCTTTTCTTAACCTCTTCAACTGCTTTTTCACCAGTAACAAAATCAACCCCAGCTTTTCCAAAACCTGTATTGAATTCAACATTTTGCTTTGGTCCTTGTATAGGTTTAGAAGGGTCTATTGGTGCAGGAGTTGTTTTTTTAACTGTACTTAATCTACCTTGAGCAGATTTGTATTTATTTTCTGCAAGATAATTTCTAACTCTAGAATGTTCTTTTGGATTATAACTACTGTAGTCTGATACTATTTTAGTATCTTTCTCAGGGCTGTACTTAGATTTATTACCTCCATTGTTAGCATAAGGATTTTTTGGGTCAAACTTAAGCGGTGACGCCGGTATAAATCTTTTTATTTTAAATGCCATAATTTTTATTTGTTTTTTGTTTTAATCTTAACTACCCCTCTTTTATTTGTTTTAATTTTTGTCTTAACTTTTTTACTGCTTGCTGTTTTCTTAACAGTAGGTTTAGCTCTGCTTATTTCGGGTGAAGGAGTTTTTGTTTTTACACTTTTAACTCCTACAGGTTTAGCATTTGTAGACGTTGCTGAAGGCTTAGGTTTAATTGGTGCAGAATGTGCTTTTTTCATTTTACTTTCAGTGGCTTTTGCACTTTTTAATTTTTTACTAGTGGCTCTTAACCCGGTAGGTTTATTTTTAGGGGTTGTGTCTGCTTTTACTATGCTTGGCAAGTTTCCAACCCTACCTCCTTCTGACGCCTCCGCGTTAGCTACAGCGGCTGCTCCTCTTAACAATCCTTTTCCAAAAGTTTTTAATTGCTTTCTTAAATTTAAATCTCTCATAATTATTTTGCTTTTTTATATGCTTCAGCTTCCCAAGGTAGGTTTTTAGCTCCTTCTTTCATTTGAGCTCTTGAATATTTTTTGCCTTTCCAATATACGAAATCATCGTCGTAGTCTAAGTCACCTCTTTTCATTTGATCTAAATGAATTTTTTCGTGAGAAACTACGTCATGTACCTGGCTAGGGTCTAAGTCTTTATTTATTATTATAGTGCCATTGTTGTTGGCTTTACCTAAAACGCCATCTTCCATATCTACGCTGTAAATAGGAGTGTTATCACAATTATAAGGTGGTGTGTTTAGTTTAAAAGCCATAAATTGTTTTTAAAAAAATCCTGCGGGATAATACACCCGCAAGATTAATTATAATTGTAAATTAACTAAAAGCTATTGCAGTGTAAGTTACATTTACTTGAGCAGTAGTGATCGGTTGACGTCCTTGTCCTCCGCTTTGAGCTAAAGGTACTTGAGCAGTTTGAACTGGTGATCCTAAAGTAGAAACAACTCCTCCTGGGTTTGCAGCTAAAGCAGAATTAAAAGCTTTTAATACATCTCCAGCAACTAAAGCAGCAGTATGCGTTACTTCGATAGTGTCAAATGCAGCAGCCGCGTTTAAGAAAATTCTTGTTTTTGTGGTTGGATTAGCTCCAGGTCCAGCAACATTTCCAGGTACTACAGAGACGATTTGGTCAATTGATACTAATTGTTCTGGTGTATTAGCCACTCCAGTAAGTGGGATCTTTAAAAATTTTGCCATTTTTGTTAGTGTTAGTGTTAAGTTAGTGTTAGTGTTTGGCGTTTTGAGTTTTAATACAGACCTCTACTGTTTTATTATTTACCTTCTCCAGCACCTACTTCTAGTGCCTTCTTTTTTTCGTAATTAGCAGCTTTTGTATCACCTGCTTTATAATCAGCAATAGCGTTTCTAGAGTAATCTTGTATTATTTTTTTATCTGTTTTTTTACAAGGACTCTTTTTCATCATCATGGCTGATCCGTATGATTTAGATCCTCCCATGTGCATCGGTGTTGACATATGTTTTGTTAAAGGATTCATGCTAAGTAGATTTGATCTTTCTTGAGAAGCTGACTCTTTTCCGTAACCTTTATTTTGGTTTTTCATTGGTGACTTGTGATTCATAATTATTTATTTATATATTCATTTATTTATTAACAATTCCATTTTCTTCTAGCAGCTTTACCCCTTTCTGATTTCCAACTTCTAGATCTAGCACAAAAAGACTTACGTCTTTTAGCAGCTTTACTACCTGGCTTTAATTCAGATGGTGGTTTAGTAACAGCTGTTTGTAATTTGCTACCAGGATTTCTTTTTTTGTATTCTTTAACCCCTTTACTAGTCATACCGCCCCCAGCCGCAGAACCTGTTCCACCGCCTTCTTTTACTTTAGCAAAATTACCTTCAGATTTTTTACGTGAAATAGGTTTACCTTTTTCAGCTTTTCTATTGGCTCTTCTTTCTTGACGAAACTCTTTACGTTCAGTTCTAGCAGCGCTTTTGTTCTTTTTTAAAAATGGAGAGTCATGTTGAATATAAGCCATGCTTTAGCCTTTTGCTCTTGTTGTAATAGGCTGTGAACTATAACTGCACGGGTATTTAGATACTTGCATACCTTTAGATCCAGAACTAGAACCTTTACCCATTGGAAAACCTGTTGTATCTAATGGTCCGTCCCATACAGCATTTTCACCTACTTGTCCTTTTAATTGTGCTTTACCCATATCAAATTTATCTTTTTCTTTCATATTATATATTTATTTTTTATCAGGTTTAATCCAACCTTGACCAATCCCTACATCTTTTTGTGTAATCTTACCATCACCAGATAAATCTTCCATAAACAAAGGTCCTTCAATGTTACCTCTATTAGGCATACTCACTTGTCTTTGTTGTTGATTGCCAAATATGTTTTCACAATTTGAACTTTGTTGAGGTGAAAAAACAGATTTATTGCCATAACTAGCAGAATCAGTTCTTTGCTCTGGCTTAACTCTTTCTACACCTGGTTTAAAAAATGGGTCTCCAACATTAGCGTTAGCCCTGTATTGTTCTTGTTCTTGTTTTGCTAGCAATTTTTGCGTTATGCCTAAAATTCCTTTATATTGGGTACCTGATCCAAACATAATTATCTGTTTTTATCTTTATTAACTATTTCTATTGCTTTTTTTAAAACTTTATCCGTGTAAGATCTACCTGCCATTATACTATTTCTTCTACTAACAGGTATATCTTCTTCACCCAGCATCATTCGATATATCCTACTTATTAGTTGCTTACATTTAAAAGAAACTTTATATATATGGTATTTTTGTGTTGTTCTATTTCTTTTTCTCCATACAACTATCCAGTCTTCTTTTAATAATCTATTCCAACGCCTGTTATCCCAACTGTAAGAATAAGTAC